ATCACTCAATCAGCGAAGTTTGTCCTCAAACTCTATAAAGAGAATGAAGAATACTCCGCTTCTGCGTGAAAAGGTTAAAGGGGGCTAATTTCTTGTGGGCAGGGTTTCACCGTATTCATGTCCAAGTAATTTTTCTAATAGCATTATCCATTAAATGGAAATATGCAAAATAGAGTAATTTCTCTGGATGAGACTCATTATCTTGATTGACGGAAATATCCGTTTTATCAAAATTATGAAACTCAGAAATGATAGGTAGAACCCTAAATGATCTTCGAGTCAAGGTACCCATTTTTAATAAGACAGCTAACTTTAGCTTATCTTTATTATATATGGTATTATAATCTAAAGAAGTTAAATCTTTGGCGATGTTGAACAAGTTCACACCACCTTTTTGATAAAATTTCTTAAGAGAATTAACCTTAACTATAAGATTATTGTAAACCCCTAGAAAACGAGGATCCAGGAGCAGGGATCTTGAACCAACAGTATCCTCGTACGTATCCGAAAGGTAACGTACGGGATTCTTAATTAGTTTTAGATCACCCTTAAATAGAGAACTAGCAATTCCGCCTAAAAGAACTCTTTTGTAAACCAAAAGACCTATTCTTAAATTAGAAGGACATTGAAGACTGGTAATGTTTACATGTTCATTTCAAAATCTTCTAAAATTTTGATATGTAATGTATCCAAAACTAGTATCCAAAGCTAGATTCAAGGCGTCGATCTGTCTCTTGATATTCCGATTAATGTTCAAGTATCTAGTCTTAAAGACTTTAGACTTGGGTTTTACCCGGACTCTGACAGAGAAGGATCGATAGAGAAGACTCATCAAATTCACTAAAGAAAGGTTTGAAGGATATGGATTTTTCTTAATTTTAAAGTAATCATATAAAATGGTGAAAACCACTAAATGATCACTAAAATTAGAAATAATTCCCTTTAAGGGGATTCCAGTAATCTCTTTTACTTTCCGGAAGGGTTGTATTCATCTTTTTGCAAACTCATATGTATCTTTCGATACATGTGTTTTGTGCAAAGAGATTTCTACACCTAGGTCCGTCATAATATCAACATATCTTTTGGCAACTTTATCGTTCTTAATAACGATATCGTCACCTAAAATAATGTACTGGTTAAAGGTTATAAAACCTTCACACCGTGCACTTAGATATACGATGAAGTGATGTGTTAAAGTAAACATAGCCCAGGACGAATAGGTACCCATTGGTTGTCCGCAATTATACGTAACAAAATCTCCACCATGTGGATCTTTTGTTTTGTTAAGAGCGGCCTCCCATGGATCCAACGCGAATTCCCGTCTAGACAACAATTGAGCCCAATTGGCAGCCAATTCACTATTGTAAATTGATGCTAAAAGGACTTCTTGAAGTCAGATAGGAAAGCGGTCCGTGGCAGATGATAAATCTAAACTATGGAACTTCTCGCCATTATCCAATCATTTATGGAAGGGATCTTGGGTGAAAGTTCGGTCGCACTTAAATCTACTTCTCAATAACATAAGAATGTCATTGTGAATAGGTTTAAGTAACAATTGAGTATAGTAGTCAGAAATGGCTATGATTCTCAGTTTTGCTTCTGGATCTTTTACAGTACTTAATGTTCCTAAGAAAGGAATTTTCGGTACCTCGCCAAGCAGTTTACCCTCTTTGAATGATTCATTTAGAAAATTCTTACCAACCTTGTCAGTTAATGATGATAAATATGATTTCTCCAAATCTGTATAAACAGATAGGTTCATCATAGCAGTCTTAGAAGCAGGACCTTGTGGCCCAGCCTTAAAAGACATGTAAATATCTTCATACTTAAAGGAAGGAAGTTTTAACTTTAATGAAAAACTCTTCACAAAATCTGACAATATAGAATCATCTACAACCTTACCACCAATGGAAAAAGTTTTCCCAGAGGATGGCATTGTTATAGATGAAAGTTTTGGTTTTACCCGTTTCCATTCGGATTCAGATAACTCCCAAGCTCTTGAAAAGTTTAAAATTGTAAGTACAAATTTAAGCTTCCAGGGATTCTTAGAGTCAGCGAAGGGTTTTAGGAATAATAAGCGTTTAGGTCATCCGTCTTTCGTTAAACCTATATGACAATCATTTGTTAATAAAGGATTTCCGCATATGTACCGAGTACAATGCAGTCTCATTTGTTTATAAATTTTTATCAAATAGATCATACCCCAACATTTCTTCTGTTTGAACAGAAAGACTTGAAAGGGACGAAAAGACTTAGTGATCAGTGTTCTATATGAGATAGGAAAGACTAATGTTAGTAAGCGTCTTAGGATTTTAAAATGATTATTAGTCATAAAAATTCTGAGGTGTTTGCTGCATACAGCTTTCTTAATCTATGTCAAGCTATAAATAACTTAACATGGCCTCCCTTCTATAAGCCTCCTGTCACACTAGGAAGTCTTTTGATATTAATACCAAAAGTCTCCTCCTAGTGGGAATCCTTAAGAATAAGGACTTCCGGATTACCAATAAAAACAGCCTTTAATAATAAATGTTATCAGTATTTGTATACTGTTAAGACTATTTGTCTTCGTTTATTACCAAAGGGTAGCGATTATTGGAAATCCAAAACGTACAGAGGGTAGAGAGTAAAAGAACTACTGAAGAAAGATTCAGACACTTTAAACCTTTCTTTAACGGGATACACATGACTTGATAACGAAA